ATTTATCCATTTCTCTTTCCCACAATTCTTTAGAATAATACCTACCGTTTCCGTTTTTTACTTCACAGGTAGCTAATATCCCTTCAACAATCATGTTCCCATTACTAGCACTAACACTTTCAGTTAATGAAGTAGGAGGAATTTGAATTGTATGGGTCTCTATTAATAGTTTTTTACTCATTGTCTATTTCTGTTTCGTCAACCATTTCCTTTTTTGCATACTTAGCTCCACAAGATTTTTCATAGATTTTTTCCATTTTCATTTTCTTTCTTTCTAAATCTTTGATCTCTCTTTGCATTTGTTTCATTTTAGACTTATCAATTAATTCACTTAGATTTTCATCCTCTTGAATTGAACTAACTCTATCTACTTTTTCTTGAATATGGTCATGTAGGAAATCTAATTGAGCTTCCATTTTTACCTTTTCAGCTTCTTTTCCTATTTCAGCTAATTTACTATCAATTGATTCTTTTTTCATTTTTTTCTTTTTATCTTTAGCTGCTTTTGCCATTGGTTCTTTTGTATCACCGTCGCCATCTACATCTGGGTAGTCAGGTCTTGATTCTTCATCCATACCCGCTTTTTCTTGGGAAGCTTCAATTGCTTTTTCTCTTGCTTCTTCTACTTCATTTTCATCCATTGGTAATTTTTCTTCCTCCTCAGCATATAGTCCTTTATGATATTGAGAACCGGCTTGTTGTTGCCATTCATCCTCAGACATTATTTGTCTAAACATATCTCCTGATTGTGCTGCTAATGAATTTGGGTTACCTGATGTTACAACTCCACCTAATGATTCTTTAACTAATTCTTTTAGTTTAGATTCTTTAACAGGTACCATATCAGATTTTCCATCTTTTAGTTTATCACTATACCCACTACCCCCATAGGTTTTACCTGAGTTTTCTTCTACTTTTTGTTCTGTATATCCTATACCTACACCAAATTGACCTTCTTTTACATAGTGTAATTGATCTTTAGCTAGGTTTTTAATTACTTTTTCTTGAGCTTCTGCTAATGATAAACTAGGATCATTTTTACATTCATAATAAACACCGTTCATCATTTCCTGGGCATTAACATTGTTAATGTTATCTACTTTAGGTGAATAATCATAATTACGTTTTTCAATATTTTCTACTGTACCATCAACTTTTTTAGCTTCTGCTTTAATTTTTTCATCTTGTTCCTTTGTATTAACTTTTTCTTTGTCGTTAACAACAGGTTTTAGTGATTTAGCTTTTTCTTCAGCAAGAAAAGCTTCAAATTTATTTTCCCAAGCTTGTTTATTTGGGTTAAAATCTTCTGAAGTTAGCTTTACTAAAGGTTGTAATGTAACTACACCACCTAATTCTTCATTTATAATGCTTTTATTCTTTAGAATATTTTCAGCATCTTTAAAAGAAGTAATATTACTAATTAAATTAGGGTACGTAGATTTTGCTTCTTTTAAGAATAAATCTTTGCGACCCCCACCATTTTTAATTTGGTTGTATTGTTCTTGTAGTGTTTTCATGTTTTTATTTTAATAATGTTTCTATGTCTTTCAAATAATCGTTAATTATGTCTGTAGGTTTTATTACAGCAAAAGTATCTGGTTGTTCCCTGTATACTTTTATAGTTTCTATTTTTGCTTGACGTAGTAATTTTTTAATATTATCTATTCTATCCTCTATTTTACTAAAGGCATCAATTCGCTCCTGTTGGAACCTTTCTGATTTGCTTTCTTCTTCTTTAATTATTTTATACTTATACATATTAAAATAATTTATCTACTTCAAGTCCTGATCCTTTTTGTACATAAGTGCCATTTTTTGTTTTAGGGACTAATTTATATTTAAATTGTTTTACATATGCATTATCACTAACCCCATTTTCTGTTGCTTTAGGTCCTGGACCTAGATCTTCACCAGGTTGTTCAGCAGATTCTTCTACTTCTTTATACCCTAATTCTTTATATGCCTTAATATTTGGTTTTGAACCTTTTAATCTAAAAGCATATGGTGTATTGTAAGCACCCGCACCTCCTGAAGTAGATATTTCTTCTACTTCTTCTTCATTCATTGCTTTTTTATATTCTTCTGGGTAGTTATTTCTAACGTGTGTTCTAATAGTATTTCTTAGGGATCTAGCTTGTTCATATATATCTAAAAACTTTTTATCATCTTTTACTTTTTGATATACACCTTTTGCTGTTTTTGTTAATTCATCCACATCTTCAACTAATTTAGTCAAATTAGGAACATAATCAATAGACCAAGATATAGCACCAGTAGTAGGATCTTTATCTGTGACTACAGATTTAACACCCCCACTTACTTTTGTATCTCCTACCTCTATTTCCTTAAGTTTATATTTATAAGCCATTTGATACTCGAATTTCTTTAACTAATTCATAATATTGTAATAAATCAACTAAGTTAGAATTATCTACTTTATCATTTTTACCCAATTCTATTAAAAATTTAGCTACTTCAGTAATTTTAACTTGTGTAGCTTTATCTTTAATACTTAAAGACTCTTTATTTAAAGTTTCTTTTAATTCTTGGATTTTGGTATTGTAAAATTTCCTTAAACCAGGTGTAGAATCTACTGAATATATAAATTCCTTAAGTACTTGTTTTTGATCATTACTTAATGAGTTATATTTATCATTAAATTTTTCCAGTAAGATTTTATAAGTTAATGTTCTTATATCTTTATCATATCCTGAATATTCTTCAAGTAGTTGATCTTTCTTAGATTGGTTAATTTTAGATCTAGTTAAGAATTCTAAAAGTGTAATTTTATTATCAATTAGTTGGTTATTATCAATAACCCCATTTGTATTACTCCCTTCTATTAAAGTATATAAAGCTGCAATTTCTTTATAATTTTTTATCTTAGCACTAAAGAATGTATTTAAGTCATAATTTTCTTTAATCTCATTGATTAAATTATATTTTTGTTTCTTAAGTACACTTCTATTAAAATGTTTTGAACTATCTAATGTAGTGTTTATATATAAACTTGCTTTTACTTCAGTTAATACTGAAGACTTGCTAATGGATTCGTATAATTTGTATTCGCGCCCCAGTTCCGTTTTAACAAAATATTTTCTTAAAATATCTACAGCTGCGGAGTCATTACCTGAAAGGGTATCTGAGGTTATCTGTCTAACTAATAGTTCAAACAGGATACCTGTATTTTTATACTTTGAGTGTTTAATTTTCATCAAAAATATATTTATTTATAAATATTAGGATTTTAGTTGAGATTCATCAAGTAGAGAAGAACTATCTTTATCTTGTTCAAAAATTAATTTTTTTTCATTAATTTTATCAAAAATGTCCTTATTTTTTAGTAAAGTAATTTTTGGATCTTCAAACTCAGATAACCTTGGTCTTCCGTCACCATCATTTTTATCTGTATCTTTCATTCGTTTTACGCCTAGAGGATCCTTACCAAAATTATTTACTTGTTTACCTCTATTAGTTATACCATCTTTTGGTCTTCCTAATTCTAAATCACCTGCATACCCATCCGGAACATTATTTGGATCAGAATCCATTCTTCCTTTACCATATAATGAGGCTAAATCATGAGGTGTACCATATGACTTGCCTGTTTCTACAGGATCATTACCCTCTGCTTCAATTTGTGCTATTCTAAATTTACGTTTTGAATCAGCACGAACTAAATCTCTGTATTCATCATATTGGTCTTCACTAAAGTGGAATACATTGTGGTATATCCAATCTGAAGGTACTAAACCTTGCTCTAACATTGTACCTGCTAATTCAGTTTTAGACTTTAACAATTCAATTCTTTCTTGGTCATATATGATTGATGGGGTTGTCATTGATAACTCAAAGTTAGTTAAAGACTCATCCTTATAACCTTGGGTATATAAATGCACTAATGCAATTTTTTGTAATTCCGAAAGTAAAATCCTTTGGATTCTATCAATTGTACGGGCAAATCTAATATCTTGGGCTGCTAAAGTTGCTTTACCCTCTGTATTTTCATCATAACCCATAAATGCTTTAGGTACTTTTAGGGCGGCAAATAATTTTTCTCTTAAATATTCAACATCAGCAATACCATCATATTGTAAACCTGGAGTAGTGTCAATTTTTGTAGCACTATCATTACCACGAACAGGAATATAAAAATCTTCAAGCATATTTTGCATATTATACTTCAAGTTATACTCTCCAGTTTTTTCATCCATCATTGGAGTACGTTTCATATTTGAAATAGTTTTTTGCATAAATGCTTCTACTTCATTTGGAGGAATTGCTCCAACATTTACATAAAATACTCTTTTTTCTGGTGCACGAGCAATTCTATGAATTAACATCGCGTCTTCCATTAATGTATACTGTTTAAATAATTTTCTAGCTGGTTCAATATATGCTCTACCATAAGGAAGGTAATTAACATCCCCAACCATTCTAAAGTGAGCCATTTCGTAATTATCATAAATAATTCCCCCTTTATCGTCTGGTCCTCCGTCTAGGTTTTGTCCTGGGACATTGTAGTACCCATAAGAACTTCCAGCAAAACCATCGGGGTTCCATTTATATTTTACTTCGGCAGGGTTTTCAGGGTTTGAACCTTCAATTCTTTCAATATGGTACGCGGTGTAGGGTATAACATTATAAACACCAAATTTTTCAGCAATTTCTAATTTTAAGAAAAAGTCACCATATTTACACATTTGTCTAACCCACATCCACAAGTTAAATTCTACATTTAGTACATCATAAAATAAATTATATAGAATCTTTTGAATATCTTCATTTGAACTTCTAATTTGAAGTACTTCACCCATATCATTTTTAAGGGTGGATTCATCAGCTATAATATCTAGTGAAGAAGCTATAATGGCATCTTGATCCATTATGTCATATTCAGAGTATAATTGGGTTCTTAAGTATTGGTAATTTAAATTAAACTGTGCCCCATATAATGAAGTAGGTGCCGTAGAATATACTCTATTAAACCTATCTACTAATGCATTAGTTTCATATTCACCACTAGATTGAATATGTCCTGAATCTATTGTTTTTACTTGGTTACCTCCTACGTTACGTATAACAACGTCTGTTGAGAATAGTCTTTTTAATCTTGAAAATACACCTGTATCTGCCATCTTAATATTTAATTATTGTTATAAATATGGTTATAATAACCATTTAATGTTCTCTTTACCATCTGGAGTGTCAATTTCATATGGGTTTTTTACTTGATTATACCCCCCACCATAACTTCCTTGGTAAGGTGTTCTATTAACTGACATATTATTTAATGATTGTTTTGTAATGTCAATTCCTCTTTGTCTAAATTTGAGTGCTGTATCTCTTACATACATAGCAATACCAAAAGCCATAACTAAATCATCATTATAACCCGTCTGTGCTTCTGCTCTACCATTTTTCCAAATAAACACTTTCATTTCTTCTACTAACCTTCTTGATTGTATTGTTACTCCTTTATCACCAATATATTCTTGAAACTTCCCTATTACCATAGGTCTTGTTCTAGATGACATTGTAAAACCAGCTACCATCTTTGAATGGTCTTGATATTTGTCAAAATACGAATTAGCATTTACTTCTCCACTCTTTTGTGAATAATAAAGGTTAGAATAGTTTCTATCTATTGCTACTTGTATAGTTGCCCAACCTATATTAGCGTTTTCTATTACAAGCATCGCTTCATTATATTCAGTAGCTAACCCAACTAATAAATGCCCAAATTCTTTAGTTCCAATTTGTCCTCGGTATTCTGCAACTTGAACATTATCTTCTATATCAATAACATGGCATGTAGAATAATCTTTTCCATCACCTCTAGCAACATCCGCTACAACCATATAATTTTTAATATACGAAGCATTTTCCCATATCCATAAATTTTGATCAGCACCCCTTTTTTCTAAAGGTTCCTTTATAAATGATTTTTCATAATATTCTAGGTATTCATTATAAAATACTATATCACCTGAAGTGCTAAAATCACAGTCACATTCCTGGGCTGCTAATCTAGGGTCACCTAATAATGCATCTTGAGCATCTCTCCATGTTTGGTCTCTTTCGGGGTGTACGTACCAAGGTAACTTAATTGGTAGAAAATCATTTAGACCTTGTTCTGCTTTAACCCACGTCTGGTGGAACCAGTTACCTGTACCATAAGGAGTAGATAATACAATAGCACCACCACCCGTTGCTAGTGTTTGTTGTGCAGAGGCCCATGTCTCAGCAATATTATCAATAAAGGCTGCCTCATCTATTATTAGTAAGGAAACGGCTTCTGAACGTGCAGCATCAGCATTGGAAGATTTAGCTTGTATTTTTGAA